CTGTAATTGTCTCGCCCAGATTGACATTTACAATATAGCCACGAGAAGAGCGTGAAAGCCCTTCAAGTGCTGTTTGATATGCTAGGCTAATTGTTTGTGCCATTATAGTTCTATTAACGCAAGGCTCATGTCTTTATAGAGTGCGTTTTCTCCCTTATTCCAATACATGTCTGGGCTTGCTGTATTGGTATAGCAAGTTATTGTGCGTTGTGCTTTTTGTTCCACATCCCAGAATTGAACCGATAAACCTGTGAATGGCTTGATAGCCAACAGTATGGTTTTCATTTCATCTTCATTCAATGGACGAAAGCGGATGTTTAATTTGGCTTTGCGGTTGATCACCTGTAGTCTTAGATTCCCCGCAGCATTACGCCCGGTATCAGCAACTAATACATTATAATCTGTTTTATAGTCCATAAGGTAAGGGGTCAAGTCTAATGACCCCACCTTAACTAGTATTTTATTACTCATAGGTTATACCCCCAAGTTGAGTCCACCCTGTATAGTGGCTAATTTATTTAGGTTCTTTTCAGTTGCTTTCGCAAGAACCATTCCATCAATTGTAAGTGTTAGGTCTCCACCTTGGCTACCTTCCATGATACCTTCCATAACTGCTTGCTTCATTGCATAAGTAAAGTCGCTGTTTTCAAGTGGCATAACAGTTTGCTTACCACCATAAGAACCGATAAGTTCACTTCCCGCTTCACCTGCGATAAAGGCACTACCAACTTCTGGCATACCACCACGAGCAAGTTGTGGGATTGCGGCGGTCCATTTAGGCATTGTTGGAACTGTGAACTTCACACCCAAGAAATCAACCTTGAAGCCTCCGATTGTTTTATTCCATAAATCAGCAATAAAGTTAAATGCTGTGCGGAATGGTTTGACAATAGGCTCAACAATTTTACCTACTATTGAGACCAAGTTATCAAATGCTTTATCCCATTTACCAGTAAATACATTTACCAAGAAGTCTATAATTAAGTTAAATATTTCAAATAGTCTTGTTAAACCATCTAAAACCATTCCAATAGCCCAAGAGGCTACGATTACTAAACCAGTAAATACTAAACCAGCAAGAGCAAATAATGCTTGGAATATAGGCATAAAGATATCTATAAGAAATCTAATAATAGGCATAAGAGCGTTTATCAATTTACCCACGAATACAGCAACTACCGCAACAAACTCTACAAATCTATCCCATAGCGGTTTTAAAGCATATTCCCAAATTGCCATAAGTAATTTAATAGCGATATCAATAAATACTTTCATATGGTCCCAAGCCGCAGAGAATAGTGATACAATATTATCCCACACTTCTTTCCATACTTCACGGATGCCGAATAAATTTTCTTGCCATGCTTGCCATAATGCGGCGAGAACGGCGATGATTGCTAGTATAAATACAACTGGAGCCAGTGCTGCGGCTACAGTTCCTTCTGCTACCACTTTTACTCCAAAAAAGAGTTTCATAAATAGAACATATAAACTATCTAATAGTCCCTGTATCCATATAAATATATTACCTAAAATACTACCACTTTCTACAAAGTGAGAGAATATGCCAAGCAATGGTGCTGACGCCGCAAAAGCAGTTATAACTGCTCCAACAGCAGAGCCAATAGTGAATAGTGCTTTTAATATAGCACCACCGGCTAAAATCGCCGCGATCACTGTAATTATATCTCCCCATTTCTCCCACCACTTATAGCCTTCTTCAAGGTATTTATTGGCGTCAATAATAGGTAGTGCTGGATTTGATCCAGCATCTGGTTCTGTAATTACATTTAATTCATCAAACCCCATAAGAACTTTTACTGCTTTCTTCGCACCTGTTGCTATCTTCTTCAAAGAGGCAAGAGATGTTTTAGTAATTTTTGCGATTGCTCCCGCAATAAAGTTTAGAGCAATAGCGAACCATTTTACGATAGGTTCCAGCACAGAAGTAAGTGAATTACTAATATTCTGAAATGCCTGATTCATTGTTATTTTGAATTCTTCTGCTTTCTCGTTTATTGAAATCAAATTACGAATAAAGCCGTCTAATTCTTTTGCGGCGAAAACCCCAATTAGGATTTTGCCGAATTTCGCAAAAGAAGCACCCATTTTAGAAGTTGTCTTTGATGCGGTTTTTTGAATACCGCCCAGTTGTTTGTTGACCGTGTTTACTGCCTTTGATACTTCTTTTGTTTGTGCTTCAATGACGATATATAATCTTTCTAATTCGTTCATTTTTCACCATTCCGCATCTTGGCATTATGTGCCTGTGCGTATTTCATTAGTCTTTGTTTGGCTATATCTTGTGTGATTTTTAACGAACGGCTCTTGTCCTCTGGAAATAAATTAGGGTATGCTTGTTGTAGTGTCGGCACCTTATTCTTTTTATCAAATAGTGTAGCAACATTAGCACCGATTAAGGCCGCTAAATTGTAATCAAGCGATGCCTTTGCGGCTAACCTTTTCTTATATCCTTCAAGAGTAGCAGTAATTTCAAGTAGAGTATATAGCCAATACTCTCTTGCGTCAATTCCTGCTTCAACCGCAAAAGGGAACAACTCATAAAATACCTCCGTAAAAGTGGTAAAATTATTCTTGTTGTTCCCTCGTTCGTTCGTTAGTTTTTTTCGTCTAAATCGGTGTCTTTTGGAATAAGACCGGATGCTTTGAATACTTCCATAATAACTTTTACAAGTTCTACCATATCTCCACCTTCTGCGACGAAATTGTCATAGACAGCGTAGGTATCTTCCATCTTCTTGCTATGGTTATAAGCAATCAATGAATAATGTAAAATTGTTAGTAAGTCTGATAATGGCGGCATAGCATTTTGGCCTGCTCTTGAAAAGACGGTAAGCGGTGAAATATTCCCTAACGCTTTCTCTAACTGCGATATTCTCGCAGCATCAAGGCGTAGTTTCATTTCTCTCCATTCATAAAACATATATGTTTTCCTCCAATAGTAGCCTAATTATTAGGCTGGGTTTGTAATATCCATTTCGCTATTCAAAGCGATATTTAGTGTGAAAGTAAGTGCCTCATTTACTCCTGCTCCGTTAAGAACCACAGAAGGGAAGCCACTGAAACCAAACTTAGTTCCATCTCCTAGTTCAACTTCAAAGTCTTGTGATAGCCCGCCTGCTTCTAATCCAGTAAGAATACGGAAACTATCAGCAGCACTATTACCATATAGGAATGTGAATGCTAAATCTCCAAAGTCTTTAATACCGTTGATGTATCTGCGGTTTCCATCAGCCAAAGTAGTAATTTCTACTTTTTCAATTTCTCCGCCTAAATCAGGAATATCTTGTAGGTCAGGTAGTTCAACAAAACTTGCTCCATTTTTGTAGGATAAAGTGATGTCTTTTGTAAGTAATCCTTGTGCCATTTTTTATTTTACCTCTTATAGCCAGTGGCTATATATCTTATTATTTTTACCAAGCGGTTAGCATCATTGTCTTCGTAGGCATAGATGCGGCGATAACCGATTGCTTTTAGTGCTGCGTCAATCGCCGCACTCTTTACAGCCATATCGGAAGGAGTAGTAGTGTATATCCTAATCTCATGTCTGATTTCACTGTATTCTATTGTATCACCTGTTAGAGTATCAATGTTATCTATCTCTCTATAGGTGATACATGGTAGTGTTACTGGTTGTGTGAAGAATTCATAGAATACTTCATAACCAGTTGCCGCTTTCAATGTAGCGACCAATTGTTGTTTTACATCTATCATTGTGCGGCGACCTCTCTTAATTTGCGTTCTAATTCTTCAATTATATCTCTTTTGATGTTGTCACTTTGACTACGCAATGCCGGTTCAAGAAATGGTTGAGGTCTTTGACCTATACCAAGTTCTACTTTTGGTGCGTATTCTACCGAAGTTCCAACCATTCCCTTATTGCCCTCTACCGAGTGAGTGATAGATGAGCGAAGCAAACCGGTATCAACAGGAACAAGTATTTTTGCTTCTCTCTCTACTCGTAATGAGCCTTTGAGAACCGCAGCCGATAAATCAATTGCGGCGATTTGTTTGAGTTTCCCGTTGAGTTTATCTAAACCGATTATCTTTGCCATAGGTCCATAAATAAGGTAGAATAATTTTTAGTACTATTGCCTATTTTTTTGACTTGGTATTTAATGTTGTTTTTTTCTAAAATATCTCCTTCTATTATATTTGTTTCTTTAGTAATACCTACATATTCATATAATGTATATATAGGATTTGTATTACTAACTTCAAAACTATTTTTAGAGATAGATACCATTATATCAGCAATTTCTTCTGGTTCTGTTGAAAGAAAGCCATAAGAGTCAATAGTTTCAGGTATGCGTAATAATTTATATTCCACCATTCTCTGTTTTATACTCATATAGATTTTATCTTTGAGTATCCACGCAAATGTTGTTTTACAGTTTCTGGATAATCTATAATATATCCTTCACTCACTCCTGCTAAACTTTGCTGTGTAAGGTTTTCACTTCCAAGTTGTAGATATAAATATTGTGCCATTCTCACTATTATATATTCGTTCTCTTCTACTAATTCATTATTAGTTATGGAGATGGCATTATTTTTAGCCATTTCAATTAAAATAGTAAGTGTGGTGTCTTTTGAGTTATCTACTATACCCAAAAGAAGTTTTAATGTTTCTAATGCCATGTTTTACCTCATATTGAGGTTAGGGGCATAAGCCCCTTTCCTATATTATTATTTATTATGCTACTGGTTTTACAGTGTAAGCAACAACTTTACTTTCATCAACAAGAGCAGCAACATAGTGATGGTCTGCGGCGACAATAGTAGTTTTTGACAATACATTGCGGTCAGTCTCAAGATTTAATCCACGTTTGAAGAAGTATCCTACTGCTTCTGGTTTAACGATAAACGCTTCACCATTTGCTAATCTGCGTGAAACAACAACATCACAACCAGCGATACGTCCTACGACACCGTTTTGTAATACATTGTCTCCGAATTGAGAAGCAGGTGTAAATCTTTCGTCAAGTAAGATTTCTGTGTATTGTTTAGGGTTGATGAATAAGTATTTAACAGTTCCTAAATCTTCGTCAGCGAATTCATCCATCGCTACTACGATACCTTCATAAGAAATAGAAGTTAGTGCGTCGCCTGCTGTAAGTGATGCGTCGCGTAATGCTTCAACGATATCAAAATCAACTTTGTCTGCGATTGCTTTACCGATTTGGCGAGCCGCAGTTCCAAGTGGGTCTCCATATCCAGATAATACTGCTTCATCAGTAAGTTCTACCGCTTTTGCTGTTTTCTTGATAGTGTATGGAGTGCTGTTTACTTCTAATTCAACCGGAACATCTGCGTCGCCTTCTGCTAAGTCAGCCGCCATTCCGATGTATTCCCATACTGGGATAGTAATTGTATTACCAGGTTGTCCTTGTAATGTGTTGTCAACACGAGCGATAGTGTTAGTAAAGATTACTCGTGCCGCTAATTCTTCTTCAACCATCTGTGCTAATACTTCAGGGTTGATTAAGTTTGCTAATGGAGTTAATGCCATGTGTTATTTTCCTCTTGTTTCAGGTGTTATAATCCTGAAAGTGTCTTATATAGTTGTGGGTTGGATTTCAAGAGTTCCATTCTCTGTGTATAATTCATTTTGATGAATTCTGCTTTAGTAGGTCCAGAAGGTGTCGCAATACTTGCTTTTGGTGTATTGCCACCGATTACTGTTTTAACCTGTGCGGCGACTGCTTCTTTGAAGGAGGTTTCAAGAGCAGTGATGTGTTTTAGCGTAGTTTCTGCGTCTTCCGCAACAACTAAGTCTAAAAGTTGTAGTGGTAAGCCTCTTTCGTTCAGAAGTTGGCTTGCTGTAGTTTTATTTTCTTTCATCACAAGTTCTCTTTCTCTTGCGGCGAACTCACGCTCTTTTTGCTCTAATGAATATTTGAGTTTTTGTTCTTCGCTCATTCCTGCCAATTTCTCGGCTTCAGAGATTTTACGTGATGCTTCTTTTTCCCATTTTTCACGGGCTTGATTTACTCGTCTGTCTGCTTCACTTTGAAGCATTTGTTGAACTTCTTGCTCGCTATATGTTTTTGGTGTCGCGACTGGCGGCATGCTTCCTTCAACAGTATTAATACCTTGATTGTTATTTTCCATTGTTCCTCATTGGTTCGTGGCTATTTCACACGCCCCATTCGGTCCTGTTTTAGGTCTGTTCCCCAAGACCTATGTTTTAGTCTTTTATGACTGGCAGAATTACGCATCGGCAATTCGGATGAACTGGCACTGGTGTTCCTGCGGCGATTGGATAGAGTTTACCATCTAACGATGAGCATACTTCACAAGCATCTACTTCTGCGAGAAACTCCATCTGTTCTATCCCGGCTGCCCTATATGCGTCATGGGTTGCTTCGTTATAGAATCGTGAGGTCTCTGTGCGAAAGAGGCGTTCTGCTTGTGCTCTTGTAATGTTGAAATCCGCCGCAATCTGTGCTTTGATTTGCTGCGGTGAGGCGTCAGTATATAATAAGCGGCTAATATCATTGTTGATACGTTCCGCGATTTGTTTATTGTTTGAATATATCCTTTGAGATAGGTTCAAACCTTTATACTCTCTTTGTAATAGTTGTTTCAGTTGGTAGTCGTTTGTTGTGTCAAACATACCGCCAATTTCAGAAGAAACACCTACTCTTGTATTGTTATATACAGTAGATACTAACCTTGTTATTTGTTCTACTTGTTGTGTTGAATAATCATTGAATATTGTATTCACAAGGTTAGTTATCTCTGTTCTTTTTATTGATAATCCTATTGTCGCCACCGAACCGCTTTTGAAACCCAGTATTTCGTCAAGTTTATTTAGTGTAAGTGTTTGATTTCGTGTGATTGTGCGGCGGTCTAAAATTATGCTTTTTTGTGATAGTTTAGTCGCATTTAGTTCTAAGTCAATAATTTTACGCTGTATTTTCTTCATTTTCAACACCAATTATTGAACTTTCATTTAAATTAAATTGAGAAAGTTTTTTCTCAATTTCAGCAGTAGGATCTCCTACAAAAGGAAGTTGAGCAAGTGCTGTTTCATCAGAAACAATACCATAGATTGCTTGAACTAACTGTGCGGCTTCTACTTCATTGACTGGGATGTTGCGTTTGAATACAATATCTACACCAAGGTAAGACATCTCATTACCGAATAGCCGCATAATGTTAGCAAGTAGTTCAATGCGGCGTTGTAAGCCTTTTTTGAAGTATGCTTCTTTTACTGCTACTTTGTTTTCAAGTCCCATAAGTTTATACTTGATTGCGATACCCGATAGATTATTTCCGAAGGCTTCATCCATAAGATTAGGAACTTTACTGAATTTATGTATGTCTTGGTCTATACCAGACATGGTGTTTTGGAAGTATGTGTCGTTGATTTGTTTGATAAGCCATTCAGCCTGTCCTCCTTCTGGAAGGATAAGCACCTTATTCTCTTTCATCGCGGCGACATCTTCAGATTGTGTCCCCATCATACCAGATAGTTTTAAGTAAGCATCAGCAAAGTTCTCAAAGTCATTTACTGCGTCAGAAGAAAGTTTATCATATGCGTCAATCAGAGTAAGAACTAGTTCGTAGTCGCCTAACTCCTCTGCGTTGTTATAAAAGACGGAAACAGGAACCATTCCATAGGCGTGCGGCACCACATCAATAAATGAGAGTGTTTCGCCTTCTTGGAAATAAGTTGTCATAGTCGCCGCATCGTATACTTCAATGGTGCGTTTAGACATATCAAGTAGGTCATCGTTGTAGTAGCGAATAAAGTAGATTAAGTTTTCTTCAAGCGTATTGTCATAGATCGGAATGGCTCTTACACTATCTACAATTTTAAAGCGTGGGTTTCCGTCGTTATCCACGTAATGAAGTTCATAGGATACGCCGACCTTTGAACTTTCCTTTGCGAGTTCTACATTTTCGCCCTGTTCGTCGTTATATTCAAATATTTCTCTCATAGCATCTACCATTGCTTCAAACTCGGTATCTTTTGGCATATAAGAGATTGGTTGTCCCATGAAGTAACCAGTGATAGTATCGGTAATGTAATTGCCATAACTATGAACTATGCGGTTATTGGGCTTGGTTGGGTCGCTCATTGAGCGATATAGAATGTTATGCTGACCCTTATAGTAGTCGGCTAATTTTTGTCTGCGTGCTTCCTCTGCGGAGTTCATCGTAATAATACGAAGTATCAGCGTAGGGGTAAGAGCAGTAGAAGGTGATATTTTTATCTTCATTGAGACCTCACAGACCTAAACTTGCCTTCGTAGTTGTTTGAAGGGATGTAGAGGCCATTATTGTTTGTATAGAATAGCGGAGTGCGTCCATAGCGTGGTTGAAAGCATCTTCCGGTTCGTTGATATATTCGCCTGTGCTTTTGTCACGTTTATAGGCATAGTTTTCCAACTCTCGTATAGTGTTTATACAGTTGGGATTAACTACAAGAGTGAATTGTTGTAGTTTCTGAATACCAGCATTGACTGAACCAGGACCTTTAATGGCTGGCTTAATGCGTGGTAGTCCAAGTCGCCGCAACTCTTCAATAGACTTTGGCTCTGCGGCGTCAGCGTAAATTTGTTCTTTTGCTACGCCTAAATCAACGATACGCTGATAAACTGCGTTGTTGAGTAAGCCTTTCTCGTAAGTTTCACGATCAATGTAGATAACTTTGTTATCTATGTCGGCATAAGATACGATAATGGCTGATGGGTCGTTACTATATCCAAAGTCAAGTCCTACAAGTATACGTAGTTTACTTCTGTCTTGTGGTGCTTCACCTAGTCGCCAGTTGTTATAAACAAGTTTTGATAGGCTACCGAACTCTCCAAGAGTATAGATGCGATAGTAAATTGGATTAGTGCGTTGAAGGTCGTGTAGTGCGGCGATATAAGGTTGCGGCAGAAAACGATTATCCTTGAATGTGGTATGAAGAATGAAGGTATCTTGTGGTGCTCCATTCTCAAAGAAGTGTTTATATATCCAGTTTGCTTTGGATATAGGGTTAGTCATTAGATATATTTGATTGTTGGATACTGGTGAGCGTAAGCGTAAGTCTAACTGCGAGAAGTCGTCTATATTGATTTCACTTGCTTCTTCTATTACTATGTCGCTGATACCTACGATTGATTTGATTTTCTCTGTGTCATCCAAGCCACTAAACAATAGAACGGAACCATTAGGTAGTTCTATGTGGTAGTCTGTTTTGTTTATTTTACAATGCGGCAAAACCTGAAAGTATGCCAATGTATCTACCACTTGCTGAAACACAGTATTCTTGATGGTGCGTGCTACCTTACGAACTATAAGGACGCGTCGCTTGTCGTTTATCGCCTTGATGATAATTTTTTGTATTACGAAGTGTGATTTGCCTGACCCCGCACCACCATAGTAAAGGTTGTAGCGGTGCGTGTAGTCAGTAGCATAAGGAAGATAAGCCTTGTTGAAGATATTAGCCTTCAGTGTTATTTTCGTTTGCACTTGGCTCCGGTTCCTCTTCAATGGCGATAACTATGTTCTTTTGGGTGATTTCCTGTTTAACAGTTGCGTCCATGCCTACACGGCTTAATAAGTCTTTGGATGCTTGAAACTTTACACTGTCACTCTCTGCTTGTGTAGCAAGATATATCATTTGTTGTAGGGCTTTGTAGGATGCTTCTTCCAATAGTTTACCCCTCATTTCTTTAAAAGTCTTTAGGAACTCCTCATTAGAGAACCAATTAGAAATGGTTTCAGGTCTTACCCCCACCTCTTCTGCTGCTTCCTTTTTTAGTTTCCCCTCGTATATCAGAAGGTTCAACACTTTTATTTGTTTGTCTGTAAGCATTGATTACCTCACTTTCCTTGCGTGTTATTAGATGCGGCAAGGTTGGTTGTTTGTTATTATTCTTTTTTGCCATATTCTCTCATTAATTGGCGTATATGGCGATACGCTGCCAAGTATCCTTTTAAGTCTACCGATACTCTGTTGTTGCGGTAAATTTGGATCAAAAGGCTATTCTTTTGTGTGTCTTCCACAAGGAAGTATGTTTGTTTAGTTGCGGCGTCACCCTCTAAAAGTGGCAATTCGCCAGTCATTAGATATAAAAACGCCACAAGGTTGATACTGTATAGTTTGTTGTATTTCATATGTTCTCCGTTAGTGTGTGTCGGGGAAGATAAAAAGAGGTGAGCCCAAATCTTCCCTGACTATTTAGTTGTGAGCGAATAAGTAGATGGATCAGATACTACTTATCCTATATATATTATATCATGCGGCGATAATAAAAGTCAAATTTTAGATACAACCAAACCGCAACTTTTTTTAATAATTTCAGAAGGAAAAGTAAAGTGTTGATAGCGACATACATTATTGCGGCGATACTGAATAAAAGTATAGTGTGGATTATTTGCTCTGGAACCGCAACAGTTAATATAAGGATTACAGAAGCAAGTAATAGGATTGTTAGATTGTGTTTCATTTATTTTCTCCGACAATAATTATATTGTCTAATAGGTTGTAGTAGGGGTGCGGCGGAACCTGAATTTTAGCAGGAACTTGACGATGTGCGGCGATGTATGCGGCGAAATTGAATTTAGTTTTAATCATCTATTTGATCCTCCAAATATTGCGGTATTTTTCCCGCATCTTTAATAACTTCTTTGCGGCGTAAGTTGCTTATATCAGGAGACCAACCTTTCTTGTTAATTAGAAATGGTGTATCTACTTCTGGGTCAAAGGCTTCGCCTGGTTGTAATAAAAACTTATAATAAACTACAGAAGAAGGGTAGAATTCATATATTTCCCCGTCTTCCATAACTCGTGCTTTTCCCCGCACATCGCCAATAATGATGCGGCGAAGTGTATTGCGGTTTAGGATATCACCATTTGTGATTATCAGGTGGTTATCTAATACTGGTGCGGCTAAATATGGATATATACCATACTCTTCCAACTTGGTCCAAGTATATACATTGTCTATCCATCGGTGTATTGTTTGCCAAGTCTTGCCGCTCTTTTCACGAGCAATCTTGGTTATTTGCGGCTTTCGGTAATAATTACCTTCACATAAGAATACTAACTCCATTTCGTCGTCTGACCTTGTAATGAATTGATAACCAGGTCTTCCGTTTTCGTATTTTGTCATAATACCTCCTTTTTTTGTTTTCTAAATAGAAGAACCCGAAGGGTTCTATTATATTATATTATATGTCTAAAACAATGTCATTATCAACATTTCATCAACATTTCATCAACATTTGTATTAAACCTTTTTACGCTCCTTCTTTTCAGTTTCAGAAGTTTCAGCATCTTGTATTTTACCTTCTCCACGATATCTCATATAAGGAGTATCTAATCCACCAAAACTATATTTATGAATTGTGTTTAGATTTTTTCTTTCCATACCACGAGACTTACATACTATCACCTGACTATTCAAGCCATCTTTCAATAGAAACATTACTGATGCGGCGTGGCGTGGAGCATATGCTCTACCTTCTACAAACTGAATATAGTTTTCAGCAACCTTTCCGGGAGTAGCATTATTACCTGCTGAATTAGTTTGAATTGCGGCGAAGCAGACCGTTTTTAGGTTTGGCCGCACAATTGCTTTATAGAAAGCATCTACGATTTGGCTTATTGCTTCGTGTGCTGATAACTCACCAACCAATAGATTACTCTTGATATAGTCAAATACTACAAAGTCATATTGTTTCTTATTGATTGCGGCGAACTGTTTTACCAATCCATCTTTATTAGATGGTTTTAATTCCATAACTTTAATACCTTTCTCATCTTCTATCTGACCATCAAACAACAATGCTATACCTGTTTCAATAAGTTTTACAGCAATTGTTCCTTGGTCTTCTTCTGCTGAAATATATAAGGTGCGGCCTTTCTGTGATAGATGATGAGCGAGGTTTTGTAAGAATGTTGACTTACCAACACCTGTCCCCGCGACAATAAGATTTAGTTTGCCAGGTTGAACTCCACCTTGCCACAATGGAACATCAATAGTGTTCTTCTCTACCCATTGCTTATACAATTGAAGGCTTTGTCTATCTGCTAATGTATCTAATTCTTCTGCTTCTGAAATATGCTTTACCGCTACTTCTTCATCAATGTCTTCTAATATAGGTGCGGCGATATTATCATCAATCGCATCTGCTTTTTTGAATATTTCTTCCCATACTGCGTCATTCATTATTTCACCAATTTAGTAAGAGCATTTACCTTTTTCTCTAATAATGCTACTTCTTCTGCAAGAGCAAGTAAGTTCTTATCTACTTTTATTTCTGGCTTACTTGGGATTTCAACTACTTTTTCAGGAGTAATAAGTCCATATTTATTTAATAGTTCACGCTCATATTGTGCGGCGTTTTGTTCGTCTGATTGAGATAGAAATTTTTGTTTCTTATCGTTGTACGCTTTTTCTTCTGCGGCGTTCGCAAATACTAATTCACCTTTTTTGTTTCTATACATTATTCAATACCTCCAAGTAGTGCTTCTTCTTCTAATAAAACTGCGGCGACTCTCTCTAAAATTTCAAAATCAAACTCTCTTTGTTTCTTTAACCAAAAACTAATATAACTATCACTAATTCCCATTCTTGCTCCGAGTTTATTTTGAGTAAGACGACGGCCATGTCCTCCAACCATTTCTTTTTCTTTTGCGACAAGTCTATTATATTTTTCTCTTAAATACTCATTATAAACCATTTTCTTTTTCATAAACTCAAAACTCATATTCTCCATTTGTATTTCCTCCGGTGTTCTTCCACCTTATATATATATATATTATACCATAGTTTCCACTAAAAATCAAATTTTAGATACGACTAATCTACATATATCTAAAGTTCTGCTATCGCCGCAGAAAAACCAGGAATCAATCCTGGTTCGGTTGGTGGTCTGATTTTCTCCTCGCTGGAAGGATGTCGCGATGTTTTGGAATAACTACGTTATTAATATAATCATCAATATAACTATTCCCTCCTGCTTTTTTGTAGTCATCATAGTGTTTCATCTTTTCATTACAGGGTATTTCATCTGATAATATCAGTAGCCGTAATGTAAGCATATAATGGTCTTTGGTTGCTTCCTTGATTTTACTTGGAAGACTGCGGCGATTATCCAACATAAGATATAATATAAATAAGAGGGTTCCCAATATAGAAGGATATATTCCAACTTCTGGAATAAGTGCTATAATTGCGAAAATCCCCGGGACGATGTATTCTAATTTCATTGTTTGTTTCTCTCTCTAATTGCGTTACGCTGTTCGTCTCCACATAAATACCGCTAAGTATGGCGGTAGATTACTTCCGCTTGCTGTCGTAAGCGTTCCAGATCCACCAGTTGTGCTTGCTCCACCACTGTCAGTATCCCCAGAAAGCCATGCCGCCCAAGCTTGCGAAGTCGTACTTCCAACATAACCTGACGCAGTGACTCTGTCCGATGGAGCCCATGATGTATATGAACTACCTTTTAAATATACGAAGCTTCCCCCAATACCTGTTACGTTTACTAATGCTCTGCCATTGCTAGATAATGAGTGTGTATGATCAGGCGTGCTGTGAGTATGTGATGCTATTGTATGGGTATGAGTTGTAGCCCCACCAGTTGCTCCATAAGCATAACCAGTTCCGGCAGCCACAGGGAATGTCCCCGCACTCAATAATGACCAAGTCCCAAAGCCCAATATTGTAGATGGGTTTGTTGTTCCACTATTAGACGTGTATATTGAACCGACTGGGAAAACCTTTTGAAGGATTGCGGTTTCAGATGAAAGTTTTTCACCATTACTATAAATATCACCGCCAACATCAAGGGTCCCATCAGTCCATACTTTACCAATTGCGACCCTATCTTCACCAATCATAAGTGATACTTTACCAAATGGTAAAATAGCAATACTTTCAGCATACTCGTCTGTATCTCCTAGCGAGCCATTATTATTTGTATCATAGAAACAATCATAGGCACGAAGTCGGAAGTCATAAGCATTCGTGATTGGAAAGGTTCCAGTTGTAGATGAAGTAGTTGAAATTGTAAGTGTTGTATTTGAAGTATTCGATGTATATGCTGTCCAAGAGCCAGAAGGACGAAGTCTATATTCTAAAACCCATCTGATATGGTTTACTTCTGCGTTGCTTGCATTTTTTACTGTGGTTGCTTCAACCGCAAACGTTGCCCTAGCCCTTGTTCCTAATGGGTCAAGTGCTGTATTGCCGCTATTTACACGGTTCATTGATAAATTCGTAATCGTTGGTGGTGTATAAGCCCTTACTATAATTGAGCCTGCGGTGATTGCGGTTGAACGACCGCGACTGTCAGCAACAGTAATTGTATATGATAGGGTCCCCGCACTTTGTAACGCCCCTGTTGTTCTTGTTGTGCCTGTTCCTGTCGTAGTTCCATCTGTCCCTGCGAACTGAACTCGAGTAGAAGATCTTGTTGCTCCTGTTGCCATTGTTGCTGGAACTGTGAAGGTGATACTTGATTTACTCGTTAGGAAATATGCGGAACTCGTAATTGAAGCCATATAAGCATTTGCTTCGGCCCAAGTGATTGTTCCTAATGTTGGTTTATAAGATGCATCCAATGCTACCGTGGTTGCCACACCCAAACTATCACTTACTGCTGTATTGCCGTCTTTGCTTGCTTCTACCCAAGCCCAAGTAGTTGCGGTGGTACTTGAAGGCATCGCATTAAGAATTAGGTTGCGTTCTGTTGTTCCTATTGTGAAGTTTCCAGAAGCAGTAATACCCGTTTGTGTTCTAATTAATGTATCAACTCCGCCAACCCTTACATATAGTCTTACTTCGTGTGTTGCACCAGAAGTTCCAACTGTAAGCGTAAATGGAACTGCAGTCGTTGCAGAAGAAAGCGTGAAGTTTCCAATGCTAATTGCTGATGGCGATAAGAACACTTTTGTAAGACTACTGGTTGGACTTGTTATTGCCCCAGAAGTATAGTAAACTGTTGTGTTTGCCACGAAGCCTGTTTCAATTACGTAATGAAGGTTGCGGGGACTCACATTCGCCATTGCGGAGACCATAGCAGAGATTTCGGCACTGCTTGGTGTTCTTGATATATTAGTTGTAAATCCACTGTATGTTGAAATCAAAACTCCATTTGCGTAAATACTTACACGACCACGAAATGCTGTATGCGGTCTCGTCCAACCAGCACGAAAGTTATAAGTTGTAGTTCCATCAAAAGCATCAAGATTGAATGGATTGATAGTTGTATTTGTAGCACTTGTAAGTCTGCGTGCAATTGTAAGTGTTCCACCTGTTTTATTTACTGTGTAGAGTGTAAAAGGTGTTATATCAAGATAGTTGTTTACCCGTAATGTAATAGCACCTGTTAACGATGAACCTGTCGCCGCATTATATATTGCGTTTTGATTTGCAGAGATCGCTAGTGTCCCAGTGCCCGATGCTGTCGCAGCCACATTGAAGGTAGTAATAACTGTTCCATTTACTAATAAAACACCCTCTACCCTCCAGTTTGTCCCTGTTGTGGCGTTAGCCCAAGATACTGAAACAGAAGTCGAAGTATCGGTTNNCTTCAACTCGCCAGTTTGTTCCAGTAGTCGCCCCACTCCAAGAGAGTGAGACGCTGGTAGATGTATCGGTTATATTTGCCGTTGCCGGACTTGTAATTGTTATACTTGAACTCATATATTACCCCTGTGGTAAGAAGACAGTGTAATCAGTGCCTCCTATAGTTATTACTTCTATTTTATGTTTTGCGGTTGAAAGACTCGTTCTTATTTGAGCGTTGCTAATAGAAATATTGTCTGACTTAATTATTGCTGTTTCATTTGAGCCATCAGTTAGTGAGATTTGTGGTATATTACCTGGGAAACCTATTTTGATGATACCTGGATTTGCTGGTCGCCCAATAGAAAGTTCAGTAGAATTAAAGTTATAGTATTGCTTCATCTCTGTATTTTGGTCAAAAGCAATTTGAACATCTGTTGCGTTTTGAGTTATTTGAGATTGTAATGTTCCAAGTTCACTTTCTACCTCTTGAACCGTTGCAGTAATTGCCCCAATATTAAGAACTAATTGAGAATAGTTTTGCCCTAAATCTCCAACTTCCGACGCAAGTAATGTAATCTGATTATCTAACTTATTTACTCTTGCTTCTGTGAATGTTCCTTTCTTTGCGATTGCTCCTGGTGTTTTGATTGCGGAAGTTTCAGGAGTATAAGCACGCATGAATAGTTCTTCACTAACTGCCCCATTATATGTGATTACGCTATTGGTATAGTAAGTGTAGAACTGGTTACTATTATTGTCGGTAATGCGTAACAAGTCACCAAGTTCTAAATGATATGTGCCGTCCCAAGTAAGTGTATATGGGGTGTATGCTATGCCTTCAACAATTGCGTGGATATCTTCAATAATGTCTTCGCGTTGATTGTAAGCAACCATATTATCAATGATGTTGTAAACGATGTCGCCATTATCAATGACTGGGAATGTTACAATATCACCCAATGCGTCTCTTGTCATTTGAACTGCGGTGATAGGCCCAAATTGCGGTTCCGCAACTAATTTATAGTAATCTTCTGGTCCAATATCCCAAGCACCACTTCTCTTATATTCTGCGAATTTCAACTTACCATCTTTTGTCATTATTGCGTTGGTTCCTGATAATTCAGCAATCCATTGAATAATGTTTCGGTATGTGTATTCGTTCTCCCCTACATTTGGTGCTTCTGTTGAGAAGGTTGAATTAGGGAAGATTGTGCTATCTAACTCTAAGCCTACTTCTGCCACAACATCAGATGCTAATGATGCTAAGGTGCGGGGAAATTCAGATACGTCCGGTTGTGGGTATGGTTTATTTAGTCGCACCATTCCATCATAAGCCATAAGTTTATATAGGTATTGGTCTTTGTCATAATTCATTTCACGAACACGGAATAAACCTTGTTTAAGGTACTCGTATGTGCCGGGTGATACTTCAATTCCAAGGTATACTTCAATTTGTGTATCAAGCCAGTTGTCATATGCTCTATCGTCTGCGATGAGTTCTATTTCAACATAACGAGCAACAGAGTTTCCAAATAAGGATGTTTCCTTTTGGAAGAGTGAATATATCTTGAATGACTTTAAATAAGTGTCTGCTGTAATTGTCTCGCCCAG